AGAACGCAGCGGACCGTCAATCAGATCTGCAATGCGGATGCGCAACCCTTCCCATGCACTGCCGAGTGATTTCAGATCGCCGTCAAGGTTGTTGGCCATAACCTTTGCTGTGCGTTCAGCCTCACCGCGCGCGCCTTCAAGTTCTTTTCTCAGTTTGGGTAAGGAACCGTCACCCACTGCATCAACGAGCGCCATAAACGATGTGAAAGCCTCTTCTCCGGCAATGTCCTTAAAGAACGATACCCGGTCAACTTCCCCGTATTTGCGGGTGGCTTTATAAAGGTCGGCCAGCACATCCTCCATCGGGCGCATTTTACCCCCGGCATCCGAGACGGACACGCCCAGCTCTTTCAGAGCTTCTGCCGCCGCCTTTGGCGGTGATGCCAGACGAGCCAGGCTGGCACGCATTGCCGTCCCGGCATCACTCCCTCTGATGCCCATATTCGCCAGCACACCAGCCATCGCTGCGGCCTGCTCCAGCGATATTCCCAGCTTACCCGCCACCGGACCTGCATATTTCATGGTTTCGCCCAGTGCGCGAAGGTCAGTGTTGGTACGGGTAAACGCTGCGGTGAGTGTGTCACCGACCCGGTCCATCTGGTCAGCAGAAAGGCCGAACTGCGTCAGGATATTTGAGCCAATATCTGCCGTCTCGCCGAGATCCATACCGTCAGCCGTTGCCATGCTCAGCACTCCGGGAAGCGCAGCCTGAATGGCCTGCGGTGTGAAGCCTGCCATTGCAAGAAATGCCTGCCCACTGGCGGCATCGCCTGCGGTGAACTGCGTTTCAGAGCCAAGTTTTAACGCCTGCTCACGCAGCGCCTTAAACTGCGGGCTGTTCTGGTCGATTCGCGTCAGCGCCTGAACGCGGGACATCTCTTTGCCGAACCCGATCGCGGGCTGCAAAAAACGCCCGGCAGCATAGCCGCCCGCCGCTGCCGCACCAATTGCCAGCGCACCACCTGTTTTCAGTTTTCCCGCGGTTTCCTGCGCGCGCGAATACCACTCACGCGCCCGCGTTACACGCGCAAGCGCCTGCCGTTCGCGTTCAAGCTGGTTGTTGTACTGTTCGGTGCGTCTGATGGCCTGCTGGATGGTGTTATCGCTGCCTGTCAGGGAAATGCCGTGGCGTTTCAGCTCTCCGCCAAGCTCCCGCATTTTCTGAATTTCCCGTGTGCGCGATCCATTCAGGCGTTCAAGCCGGGTGCTTAACTGCTGCATCAGCTTTTGTTGTTTTTCGCTGAGCACTGTACCCGTGCGTTGTAACTGATTAAGGGCGTTAAGCTGGCGTCGTGCTTTCACGATACCCGCATCCGCTTTACTGACAGCGTCGCGGGCGCGCTCAAATGAACGAGCCTGACGCTCGAGATTTTTAATCGCCCCCTGCGTTCGCTGGATGGAGTCACCAAACTGCCCCATCAGGCGGCGGGCGTTTTCGGCAGGCCGGGTCAGCCTGTCAACGGCGCTGAAAGCGACCCGGATATCAAGAGTCTTCATTGTCTGCATTCCCGCTGCGAAGTGCCGCCCGCTCACGCCAGCTAACCACTTCGCCGGGCGTCATCATGAAGATTTCGGCGGGCGACCAGTTAAAATAACGGCAATATCTGCCACAAAGTCTTCTATGTGCTCAAAGCACACAACCGTGATCAGGCTTCCGTCGCCTGTTCGTTCTTCCCGCCAGAGTCCGCACCGCTCAAAAAATTTACGGCAACCACACATAACTGAATAAAGTCACGGGATGCCATTTTTTTGATCGTCACTTCATCCAGTCGCGGTGATGTCACGCGTGACAGCAGCGTAAACATGGATTCCGCTTTCAGATTCAGCACATCAGACAGCGACAAATCTCGCAGAGATCCAGCCTGCTCAATAGCCCCGGTGATCTCCACATACGTGATTTTTTCGCCGCCTCGCTCAATTGGTTGGGTAAGTTTTACACCACGCTCACTGGTTTCTTTCACAGTGTCAGCAACTACCGTGTTTTCGGTATCGATGTTTTTCGTCTCTTTCATCAGGAAACTCCTTTCAGTCAGAGGCGACGCACTGCGCCGCCTGCATATTACTTATCAGCCAAGCCCGAGCGCGGAACGGATGCGATCGGGCACAATGTCCTTGCCGTCCTTCCGGTAAATGAAGTTCAGCAGGTCAATCTCCCACAACGGGCGATCGTTAACACTCAGCTTGTAGTAGGTGTTTTTAATGGCGTAAGTGTGTGATGTGGCTTCGCCCTGTTTGGCTTCCCCCATATCAATTTCCGTCACACGTCCGCGCATTTCGACTTCATACAGGTCGCTTTCTGCATCGGTGTAATATTCACCCGCAAAACGCAGCAGCGTGCCGTCAATCGTGCCGCCATACTTAAGGAACAGCTCACGAACTGCGCCCCCCATGACAAAGCTCGCATCAAGCGCGGAGTCGTCCAGACCGAGATCAATACTTACCGCACCCATCATGCCACCACCCCGGTAGCTGTCGGTTTTGCGCGTCAGCTTAGGCAGAGTGACGGACGTCACCTTACCCACTTCGTTTTCACCATCCACAAACAGCGTAAAAAAGCGAAGATGTTTTGGCACAGCCATCAGGCACTCCCAGCACCGCAAATGCGGGTTCAAAGTATTCATCAGTAAACGTCTGGTAAAGCTCCATGTCTTCCAGTGGCGGAACGGGCGTATATTTGTAGCGAATACGCACACGCCCCTGACGTAAATCCGTGGTGCTGTTATCCACCACGTCATACCAGCACTCCGCGCCAATCAGTTTCCCGGCAGTAACCAGTGAATCCAGTTTTGCCCTGATGGCACTGATAACATCCTTCACGTTCGCAGGCGTCAGTGGACTGTCGATGGTTTCAAACTGCGCTTCCGCAATTGAATCAGCCAGCACCTGTGCGGTTCGGTATACACCTCAAAGATGTAGGCGTTCGTTCCGGTGTGCGGTTGCCCCAGAAGCGGAACCCGTTGCGACGAATAATGGTCGTGATTTCTTTGTTGTTGAGGCTGTTGGCATCACTGTCTTCGGCCTGCAACGACCAGAAAACATGCCTGGACATCCCCAGCACATTTTTAACAGGAACGTTGGACAGCGATTTGTGCCAGCCCTGCTCATGGTCAATGTACGCACGAAGGCCGCACGCATAGGCAGGCGCGGGGAACGTTTCGTTTTTGCCACTTTTCGGGTTGTAGGCGATGAAGTCCGGCCATAAGAGCATCACCTCACGTTCGTTGAATTTCTGGCGGTAGGTAATTGCCTCAGCCATCGTGTTACAGTCATGACATGAGGCATACACAAACGCGCGCAGTTTACCCGCAATCACGCACAGGGATTTTGTCACCGCCTCCGTGTCCAGCTCCGGCGCGGCCAGAATACGCGGACGGTATCCGATGCTTTCATCCTGCTCTGCAACAAGCAGCGCATACATCCCCGTATAGCTGCCGTCAGATTCAGAACCACCGATAACCAGTTGATCCTGCGTCTTACCGCCTTCTTCTTTGTGTTCAGCCACGCGAACGACGATCACTTTTGTGCTCACCTGGTCTGCAATAGCCTTAAGCGCACGATAAAGCGTCCCCGTAGTCCCGCATTTTCCCAGCACGTCATTGACGCGGGTCAGCAGTGTGGGCTTGTTCAGCGGGAACAGCTCCGCGTCCGCATCATCCGCCGTTGCCACGATACCGATAACACTGGAATCAACATCATTAATCGCTGTTACCAGGTCGGTACTTTCCGTAACACGGGCACCATGAAAACGAGTTTCACTCATAGCTTCAGCCCCTTGTATCCGTTAAATGATTCGGCAACAATCATCACCCACCACGCGCGTAATCTCACCCCTGCGCCGTTCTCCCGCCACGGCGACAACAAAAAGCAGTAACCCCCTATGCACGCACATGCGACCATGCCGCACAGGGAGGGAACAGATGACCGATACCACCATGCAATTGCTCAGTCAGAGCACAGACCCCGTGAAAATGCCGGATTTTGATATTCTCGCGGAGGGGGAAACACTGTCCGGCGTGGCAGAGCGCCTGATGAGCCTGTCACTGACCGACAACCGGGGATTTGAAGCGGACCTGCTCACCATCACGCTGGATGATGCGGATGGTCAGTTGCAGCTACCGCCACGGGGCGCGCGCCTGACGGTTCTCATTGGCTGGAAAGGAGAACCGCTGACAGAAAAAGGCACTTACATTGTTGATGAAATCGCTCACGAAGGACCGCCGGACAGGCTGACTGTTTCAGCCAGAAGCGCAGATTTTCGGGATGAATTTAACGTTAAACGTGAGGTGTCCTGGCATGATGTGACCGTTGAGCGCGTGGTATCCGCCATCGCTCATCGGTACGGTCTGAAACCACAAATCAGCGAAATGCTGATGGATATTGAAATCGACCACGCCGACCAGACCGAAGAAAGCGACATGTCCTTCCTTACGCGCATGGCGGAAATGCTGGGCGCAATCACTACGGTAAAAAGCAGTAATCTGTTATTCATCATGCCAGGCGGTGGCGTGAACGCACAGGGCCAGCCGTTGCCATCGTTCGCCATCACGCGCAGCAGTGGCGATCGCCATCAGTTCCGCATTGCTGACCGCGAAGCGTATACGGGGGTACGTGCTTACTGGCTTGATCTTAATTACGGGAAAAAGAAAAAGTCAGCGTGAAACGCCGCAAACCGAAAAAGGAGAAAAGCAGCAGCCGTGAAGGTGACTATATGGAAGGTGCGGAAGGCAACGTGTTTGTGTTACGCAAGACTTATCAGAACGAGCAGGCAGCAAGACGTGCAGCGGCGGCAAAGTGGCAGCAGCTACAACGCGGAGCCGCATCATTCTCCATCACGCTGGCGCGTGGACGCGCAGAACTCTATCCCGAAATGCATGGCACGGTGACAGGCTTCAAAAGTGACATCGATAATCAGGACTGGATTATTGCAAAAGCCGAGCACACCATTGATAACAGCGGCTTTACCACACAGCTTGAGCTTGAAGCAAAAATCCCGGAATGGATAGCAGAAACAGAATGAGCAAATTAGATGTATTGACTCAAACCAGAACTGACACACTCACAGCACAGTGCCAGACCCAATCTGGCAGCCCGCTTTGTGCCTAGAGCAGGTGTTGCTTATGTAACAGTTAATCCACGGATAGTGGTCATGAATGCTGGTTGAAGTTGTATTGCCATGAGTGGTCAATTAGGGACTCACTTATTATCGCGTGCTCACCATTGATGGGTAAGATCATGCATTTCGGCTACTGTACTTCGCGAATCCTCCGCACACAGGCAACACCTGATTTAAGAACAGAGGGAGATGATGACGCAAGGAAGATTTATTATCGTGCATGTGGCAGATGATCTTTTAGCTGCCGGAGTGATAAATTACACCTATTTTCGATAAGTGTTTTTGTTATAGAACATTAATTTCGTGGGAAACAATAAAGTGAAATTAGGAAGAAATGATAAGTGCTGGTGTAATTCAGGACTTAAGTATAAAAAGTGCCATCTTGGTCGAGATCGTGAAACTCCGGTATCCAAAGCCGAGGCACTGAAATTTTCAAAGTCTCTCTCGCAGAGAAAGGCATGTTATGCGCCAGCATCCATGCACGAAGATTGTGATAAACGCATCGTTCAGGCGCATACGATATCTAAGAGCAGTAGCCTTAAGGCGATCGCCGACTCCAGCAATCACGTCATGGGGGTGATAATGAACTTAGCAAGCCTGATGAGAAACAACGGAAAATGGCTTCCCGAGAAGATCGGTATCAATCAGGCATCCACTTTTACAGGATTTTGTGCAGTTCATGACAGAATCTTATTTTCATGCCTAGAGAACGAAAAATTTACAGGCACGGACGAGCAGTGCTTTGCCTTAATGTTTCGTTCATTGTCTAAAGAAATTTATGCCAAAGAAGGGGGAGTGCTATCTTCTGATTTTGCTAAAAATGCCGATAAAGGAAAGCTACAAGTTGAACAGTATTATATTCAGAAATTAATCGACCAGCACCAAAGTGGCTTAAATGCAGCAATAATTGAATTAAATAATCTTAAAACTAGCCTCGACCGCATCCTACTTAGCAGGCAATTTTCAGAAATTGAAAGTGTTATCTTCACTTTTGCAGAGCCTTTACCAATTGTAGTTTCGTCAATTCTTTCACCGGAGAGGGATTTCGATGGGACCAAAATTCAGGATTTGAGCGATCTTACAGTGTCGGCGGAACAAGTATGTTTCAATGCTTTTTCCTGCGGAGGTAAGGGATATGTAGTGTTCAGTTGGCTGAGAACTTCAACAATTATCAGACGTTTTATACGGACACTAATTAAGATCCCAGCTAACAGGATGTTCAATACCCTTCTGTATTTTTTCTTCACAAAGGCCGAAAATACATATTCATCCCCTGAGTGGTGGGACAGGCTCAGTGATAAACAGCGAGAGAATATCGGCAACATGATTATGTCAGGGGTTGAATTTTTTGGCAGACCTACATCACAGGTTGATCATTCCGTTGATTATAACGCCGCTGCACTTGAAGAGATAACATGCAGCAACAACGAAATTTGCAGCTGAATGTTTACATGCTGTTAGAAAAAGCGGGCTGAACAATCATTTCGGGATTGTAACAGATAAGATGGCACTGCCCGCTTGCTTCCCGATATGCACCTCAGCCAATAAACTTATGTAAGCAACCGATTTCCATTTATGCGGAGGTTATCAAAGTTGTTGGAGTTGCGAACTTCCGCTCTTCGCACAAAGCGTACCGCTAGGTTTGATTGTATTCTGGCTGCGCAAACTGTCAGTTGGAGTCTGAGCTATTACAACTTAGAATAGCGGCAGCACCACGTTAAGGGAGGTCGCTATGTTCCGTTGTCCGCTTTGTGGCGCATCTGCCCGAATCCGCACCAGTCGTCCGGAAAACGATTCAAACACTGTGCGGCAAAAGTATTACCAGTGTAACAACCTGGAATGCGGCGTATGCTTCTCAACACTGGAAGCTTTCCATAAATTCACATCAAAACACGCCTCCGGCGTTCACTCTTCGGAAGGTATCCCGTGGCATGAGCTGCCAGCTTCACACAGGGGAAACAATCAGATGAGTTTGCCTTTACCTCAGAATTAACAGGCAGAATTGCCGGAGTAACAAAAAAACGATAGATTACCCGCGGGTGCCTTTCGGCTGATGGTCGGAGGAATACCCGAAGGCCGGATGTGGAAAGGCCCCGGAAAACATTTCTGTTTAACCGAGGCCCTAACATATCTACCTTAAGCAAGTGATAGGTTAGCGCCTCTCCAACAAAGGAGCAAGCGCTATGTCGCAAAAATCGCTTACAGCCATCACGTTCTGCGTGACGGTAATCCTCATCATCTGGATGCTACACGGTTCGCTGTGTGAAATACGGATGAGCTTCTGGGGAGCGGAGTTTGCGGCGTTCTTACAGTGTAAGCAGTAA